TTTCATAAGTTGTTTTAGCCTGATTATATTTGTCTAAAGAATACTTATCTTCAAATGTTGCAAATCCTGGGATAGCATCAACGATTGTAAACATATTCAATTTACGTAAAAAGTAAATGTAATTATCACCATTTGCTAGAACAAAGCTTCTAGACATGTGAGGAGCAAGAAGACGAGTAAGATAAACTGGTTCTTCTTGGGTTCCGAATAATACATCTTTTTGAATAGAAACTTTAATGATTTTATTGAGATCTATTTCCTGACTATTCAAAGCATATCCTTTAGATTCCCATTTCCAGTTGGTTTGTCCTTTTGCTTCTGCAGTTCTAATATTGCCTGCTTCACCATCAGTTAAAAGATATTCTGCTAATATTGTTGCGCCGAGTGGCGGAACTGCTCCATTATATCCATTACCAAAGAAGAGATCTATACCTCCGGTTTGACCTGTTTTAACCATGACGCTCTCTTCATTGAAATCCATATCAAGAATAGAATCTCTATTTGCCCACTTCTTTCCATTGACATAAATGTTAACAAAGTAATTATCTATGATGGATCCTTTCTTAGCTTGAAAATTGAAAGACTGTAGTGGATCTCCTGTTCCAGTTGACTGCTGGTATTCTAATTTACCCTGGACGATATTTACATCGACATAATTCTGAATTGATCCAAGATCTAAACGTACTTCATTTGAGGGAAGAGTGATTGTATAAGTAAGACCGTTAAATGTTGAAGTAAGTCTTGAATAGTTAGAAATGACTGCCGTATTTCCATAGATGTCTAGTTTTTGTCCATTATAAAATAATCTAAGAGTTCCTCGTGCGGCTACACCCCTTGAAGGATTATGGCCTGTTAAACTGGCTAGGCCTTTTACACTTTGAGCCCTAGAAGCTGTTAATATATTAAGTTCCGTGATAGAATCCTCAACATAATAAAGGATCATTCGACCCATATTAAGAACAACTTGTAAAAGTTGACCCATTGGAGATGCCATAGTAAAATACTGGCCTGCATCGTCGTAGGTTTGCTTTATAAAGTTGATTGAATCCTGGTATAGTTCCGATAAACGGATTCTGGCAGTTTTAATTATATTCATAATAATTTTTTATATTTTTCTCTATTTTCTTTCAAATTTTTAAGGAAATCAATAACCTCATAATCATATATTAATTTGGAATCTTGTTCCGGTGATACTTTTATTCTAGATGCAATTGCAAATGACTCGATCACTTTAGCTAAAATTTCCCCATCTTCAATGGATAATACTTCATGAATAACATGCATTCCTCCTGAGACGACTCGAAAAACTTTAATATTTATGTTATGCTCACCTGATATATAAATTTTTTCTGGTTTAAGCCCGGCTTCTATAAGAAGGTTTACCACTTCAGACATATCCTTAGCGTTATTCCTTAATTTCTCCATTTCTTGAATCTCTTCATTGGGATCATTACGACTTACATTTATTCGAACCCCCTTATTCTCCAGCGCCTTCAAGAGTCCTATCTCCATGCTTACTTTTGGATCTTGGCCTCGTTCAAAGTTTATATTTTCCTTTACTATTTTCATGTATTATTAAGATCATTATGAATTTTATAAAATGTCTTTCTATATGCAGGTTTTACTTTATAACTCACTTCATCAGCATTCTCATTAGAATCAAAATCAAGATATTCATTCATACCAGATTCTAACATTAACTTGTCAAAATAATTTTTGAAAGTTTCCCTAGCATAGTTGACCTTTTCTTCTTCTTCCCAATTAAAAGCCCCGGCAAAAGCTTTGGCAGCAATGTAAATATAAATGTATGGATATGTTCCGTCAACATAAATATTGTCAATGAGTTTTTCGGTATCCAGTTCTTTCATTTTTTCAAAGCCCAGAGTAATAGCTTTATCCAACCCTATTTTCATAAAAGTTCTAGGATTTATTCCTCGCTCAAAATTTATATTTTCTCTAACTATCATTACTTAACTAATACTCCAATTGCTTTTTCATCATTAATATAAATATCGATAACACAAAAATCAAATCCATCTGCTTTCCCAAAAGATACAGCAGGCTGTATTCTAAATTGGCTAGATTCTGAAACATACGCTTGGATTTGTTTTAATATCTTTTCTTCAAGTTCAACTTTATTGACTCTTGTTTCAAAAATAATATCTTCAATTCCAACACCAAAATTTAAGTCTCCTAATACTTGTCCTTGTGTAGTTCCAAGAATCATTCTCATCTTTGCAATAATGCTTTCTATGGGATCAGAATGTTCAAAAACTCCATAACGGTAATTAGGGTCTTCAGGATTTCGAATGTATATTTCCTTAACCATTCAAGTTTTTATTTATATATCTTGTTCCTACGGAAAGACCACAAAAAAAAGCCCTTGCTGGGCTTTTTTTGTTTATATTAGAAATTAAGACATAAAGTGCGGTCCTTTGACTATCGCTATAGTGTTCCCGGCTGATTCTTTTACTCCTGAAAATTTCATACCAACTACTTTATCTTTAATATTAAGTCCTGGATTCTTTTTACGAGCAGCTTCGGTAAATTTTTGATAATGAGGGAGAATTTTTTTGAATTCTTTTTCATTATAGAGTAATTTGTTACTTTCACCTATTGCAATATCATCTGAATTTTTATATCTCTGGATAGTTAAAAAGCCAGACTCGGTTGGAAGCTGTGAGCCCCATTTTTTTGTAAAAACCCCGTCGAGAATTCCTTTTTCGTAAAGGATCTTAAGCAAATCATGATGAATTTTTTCTGAAAAATTTTCGATATAAATATCTCCGGATGGAATTATAACTCCTCTGACGGAACTTCCAAGACTATCTAAGGATCTTGGATTTTTTAATAATTTCCAATCTCCATCTCTCGAAATTATCTGCTCGTCAGTTCCCTGAACCTTCCTTTCTTCAGTATCGTCGGGTATACCAAATTTAGCGGCATATTTGTCACCAACGCCTTCTTGTAGAGAATCTTTTACTTTTAGAGCTTTCATAGGGTAAATATACTAATTTTTACTTTAGAAAAAAAATCTTTTTTAATATTTATCCATAATTTTATCCATAATATATAAAGAAAAAGTCTTTAAATGCTAATTGCTGAATCGGTCTACCCTTTTTTAAATGAGGATTTTTTAGCTGAACAGATCTTAAATGAGAAGTTCGACCTTAATTCTATTAAGGATAAAGTGAAAAAACTGGGAATTCTCGCATCTTTATTTTTACTGACAGCTAGCAATCAGGGCATTAAAGACTTACCTTCAAAAGAAGAAATTTCTACCTCAAAGCCATTAATATATTTAGCACAACAACCTTATGTTTCTAAGGATGATATACAAAGGAAGTTTGATGAAATGCTGGGTCTTTATTTTTGGGATGAAGAACCTGAACCAGAAATAAACTGGGATATATTACAGAATCCCTTGAATTTTAGAACAAGCAAAGAAGGCATGGATTTCATCAAAGAACATGAAAAATTAAGACTTGTAGGCTACGAAATAGGTGATGGCATGGTTACCATTGGGTATGGTCATGCAGAGCCCGTAGGCACGTCCCAGTACGCTGTAGGACAAGAAATAACAGAGTATGAAGCAGATAAACTTTTTAAACAAGATATAAAGAAATTCGAAGAAGGAATTAGAGATCTTTTTAGATTGTGGGCTGGGAGAGGACTAGATGTTGAAATATCTCAGTCTATGTGGGATTCTATGATCTCTATGGCATATAATATGGGAATAAATGGTTTACGGGGATCAGAGGTAGTATTAGCTTTAAGAGACAAAGATTATATTCAAGCTGCAGATAGTATATTAACGACAAATGTTGATCCTAATTTCCCTGGTTTAGAACCTAGAAGAGAAGCAGAAAAAGAATTATTTTTAAAAGGGCTGTTAAGCGATAGAGGCTAAATAAATATGTGTCCAACATTCTCAACATCCCTCCATTTTTTTCTTCTTCTGAATTTTCTCTTCTTTTCGTACCAATAAGATATGACCCTGTATAGATCCTTTCTATCTCCCTTATAACCTCTGGTACACCAGAAATAAACATTTTTGTAAATTTCAAATTGTCCATCAAGTATTCCGATAACAATAGAATGGCCTGCTGTTTTATTTAATAACCAATCATCTAGCCAATCAAAATCTGCAGCAGTTTTAATATTTGGTTTTTCGGTCCAGATATTCGGGTCATATAACCATTTATTATATTGCCAGGTTTCGTCTTCCGTTAATATAATACCACCCATTTTTTTTAATAGATGAGCATATCCAATGTCTATTACCTTTTTGGGGTCTATTCCCCTTTTAAAACTGGTCAAGAGATCTTCCATGCCAAGGACTTATTATAACTATTTCATTAGGTGTCTTCTGGATATGAAAATCTAAGCTCTCACGATCCATAGTAACTTTTATTTTCATATCTAATCCTACTTCTTCCTTAAACTGCTTTTCTATTTTTTCGAATACTCCTTTTTTATTTAGAGGGATATTTTCCTCGAGAAGTTTTCTTAAAACAACTCGAGCTTTCTCCATGATTCCTATACTCATGGTCTGTTTAGGATCAAGGCCTCTTTGAAAATTCATCATTATAGTAATTACGAAGTAAGGTTTCAATTTCCTTGTTTGGACAAGAGGTAATGGATAGGTTAAGAAAGGATCCAAGGTTTGTAGCTCTCATTGGTCTTTTTTTCTCTCCCCGATAGGTATATTCTCCTTCTAATTCAGCAGTTCCGGGTTCTAAAACAAGGGTTTCTTTTCTAAAAAGTCTGGGAATTTTAAGGACAGCTTTTACTGCCTCTATATTTTTAGATTCAATTGCTCTCCAAAGTAATTCATTATTGGCATCAGAAATATCAATGGTCGTTCCATCCACCCATTTTTTTCCATTCATTTGAACAATATATGGAAAGACAAAATTCTTTTTCTTTTCAAGAGCCCATTGCCAAACTTCAAAATAATCTTCATAGTTAAATTCTTCAGTACGGCTCATTTGAGCTTTGATCTTTCTTCCAAGGCCAATTCCTAGGGATTGTTTGGGGTCTACACCTCTTACAAAGTCCATTTCAGTTCTTTTTTGCAAATATACAAAAAAGATCTTTAATAAAAAAATATTTATGAATTTTTAAGAAGAACTTTCACTTGTTAATGAAGCCATTTGCCAAGCTCTCTTTTGCTGATATGCTGGATCCTTAGAACCAAATCCCTGAGCAACGTGTTTAGCTTTAAATAGAGGAGATTTCGCATGTTCTTTTCCTAAATCTAATTCTGTTCTCTGCTCACTAGAAACATAGTCTCTTATTGGAATTAATCTAGTCCTATAATCTGAATGCTGATCCCAAACACTATAGTTTCTTTTTACCTGTCCACCTGTATAATCATAAGCTGCATCCTCTTCGGAAATAATTTCAACTTTCCATTTAGCATCTCTCAATAAATTAAATCTTCGTTCAGGATAAAATTCTTTAAGTTTTGATTCTATTCCTTTGATAATTTTTAAGAAAGATTCTTGGTCGGGGTATTCCCAGAAGCTAATAAGTTTATGATCTGCCCATACTCTGCCGGCAAACATATTTTCACCTCTTCTTTTTGTTCCGGGAGGATGAACAATGCCTGCTCTTGCAACTATAACTTCATCATCAACACACCAAAAAGCATGAGCATCGGGGCTTTCAAAATGGGGCGATCGAAATACATTATTATCAACAGGTTCGCCAAATTTATTGTAAGTCAAGTTAGGAAGAGAAATCTCATCCGGGCTTTCGAAAAGCTCCTCTAATGATTCGCAAACTAACTTTTTCATTATAGATCTTCTATTTTATTATATATTGCATCATTGATGTCATCCTTAGTCATATCTCCGCTGTATCCTTGATCGGGGGGATAATATTTAATTTTATCTTCACCGGTCATAATTGAATAGAACAGTTTTTCAAGACCTTCTTTAGATATTGGAGCGATCATAATAGCTTTATCTCCTTCACCTTCCCATTTGCCCTCACCTATATCATACCATTTTTGTATAGCTTCTTTCAATCTTTTGTAAGCTTCGGATTCATCCGCACTTTGTTGAGCATCAATATATGCAAAAATAACTATTTGTTTCAGGTCATGTAAATCATCATTGTATTGAAGTTCGTTAAAAAGATCCTCCGGAGTTTCCATATTATCCGGATCTCCTCCCATATCAATTGCTTTATCTTTAAGATCTTTTAAAGCAGGTATTTCTTCTCCTTTATTAATTATTCTTTGAATATGCCATACAAGATCTGTAACATCATTATAAGCATCCGAATCATACCAAAAATCATCATGAGCATCCCCAGTAAGAACATTTTCAATAAATTCCGAACTTAGATCTCTACCTGTATCAAAATATCCTGCAAATTCTTCCCATCCATTAAATTGAAGTGTGTAATTATTTCCAATTAACTGATATTTGAAATCTCTTCCGGGTATTGGAATATAAGGAATCCATTCAATTCCCATATCTTTTAATTCAATATAATCGTTTTCATCAAGTCTTTTAGTCCACTCACCGCCTTTTTTGATTAAATATTCAATCCATTCTCTTCTTATTTCATCGTCTATAGCATCACCCCACCCCGGACTAAGATTCTTTAGTATAAGATCAGAAAGCCATTCTTCTTCACCATTATTGGCAAAGTCATCCATAAATTCTTTAATTCTTCCTTCGATACCCAAACCCATAGATTTTTTGGGTTCAACCCCTCTTTCAAAATTTATAGCTTCATCCAAGATATTACCATGTTCATCCATACTTATTTCTAAGTATTCGGGATGTTCTTCAAGATAATCAAACCATGCATATTTTGTTTGTAAAGGAATATTCTTGTCTTCTTGTATTTCCCATTTCCAACCACTAGGAGAACTCCATGAAAAATCCCCCTCCTGACATTTTTGACGAGCATAATCTAATATTTGCTCTCGTATACCAAGACCAAGTGATTTTTTAGGATCTAATCCTCTCTGAAATTCTATGGATTCTCTAACTATCATACGACGATCCTTCCGCCGACATTACAAACGGCCTTGATCTCGTCGACAGTAAATTTTTTATTGTTCTTCTTGATATAGAAATCGCCACCAACTTCTTCAGGGCATCCATCGATGTCTTCAAGTTTGTTTCCATCAACCATAAAATCTCCCTTTACAATTTTTGGAAATCCAGTTAAAGTAGTAAAATATTGGTCTCTTATTAAAACATCTCCATTGCATACATTGAATTGAACGAAGTCGGGTAATTCTTTGAAATATTTGTTAGGCATTACAAGCTCTTTGACATCAACAGTCCAATCTGAGTTAATTTTGAAGCGGGATAAAGGAATATTCTGTCTTA